GGGCATTAAACTCATCAAGCTCTATGAGGGGTTTAATGAACGGGCATACCCCGATCCAGAGACTGGTGCAGAACCTTATAGCGTAGGCTACGGTACTCAGTTTTATCCTGATGGCTCACCAGTGAAGCAGGGGAATTGCTGCACCAAGCAGAAAGCAGTTGAATACCTTTTGAAAGAAGTTCAAGTTATTGCAGATGATTTAAGGCAACTAAACCTCGGCTTGGATCATGCCATGGAGGAGGCCCTTGTATCCTTCATACACTCAATTGGCTGGGATCCTTTTCTTTACAGTGACATTATTGATTACTGTGACAAAGAAGAATGGATTGCAGCAGCAGAAGCCATGACCCATTGGGTCTTCGATAATCAACACAAAGTTATCGGTAACCTCGTGGAGCGACGCAGAGAAGAAGTGCGTCTATTCCTGTCTGAGATGAATGCTAATGCCTGGACCTCAGGAGAAGTACTTCTCAAGGCATTTAGGTTGTATTCTGCAACACCTCATGAAATCAGGGCAATCAGAAATTTGGAAAATCAAATTAATCCATATGTACTAGCTGAGTTTAATAATCAGTTTCATCTGGCCGACGAGGATTCAAATTACAAGTCATGGGAGTAAAATAAAAGAAGCGATAGGATTACGCATGGGACAATCTGCAGAAACAAGGGAATTTGAAATGCCCCTTCATTTGCAGCTCGCCATGCGTCGGGCTGAACTTGAAGCGCAGGAATTAACTTGGGATCAACTTGTAGTCGCACTCTTAAACCTTTACCACCAGCGGCTCCTGGAGATTCAAGCAGTAAAAGACATGCTGCAAGAAGAAGGGATTGAATTGGATTTTGATATCCCTACAGACATCGAACTCGCCCAGCTTGCAATGGCAGTGGGCGAGGATGAATATGATGAAGATGATGAAGACGGACTCTGCAGCCCGTTCTAGGGCTCATCATCAACCATTGAAATCAAACGATCAAGATACCACTTACACTTCCTTAAATCCTCAATACCCCCTTTATCACGCCACCTCCACAAGTACTTGGCGCAGTTACCTTGCAGGAATCCTTTATATCCTTCTGGCGTTAACTGCGCTTCGATGCCTTCAATACATTCAATACCTGAACTATTGTAATGTTTGGGTTTCAAAACATTATCAAATAATTCGGGACGTTTTTCTTGCACGGCCCAGGGCACAGGGCAAACACCGCCAGGGCAATCGGTAGTTGCATCAGTATCTACCGGCTCAAACCACGACGTTTCCGAGACATCTCCATCTCCTCCTCGCCGGGTTCCGCATCCAGTTCGATCATCAATGCTCGCGGCTGGGGCATCGCTCCCATCGCAATTCCTTCCTCCGCACTTGGAATCGTTCCCGTCACTCCGCATCGCTTTTGCATTGGATCTAAAGACAGGTTCATCCTAGGACGAGATTCCTGTGTGGCAACCAGACCACGGTTGTATTGATCGTAAAGAGGCACATCTGCTTCTTCATTATCCAATTCTTGACCAAACATGGATGCATCAAGCATCCTGCTTTTAACTTCATCGTTTGATTCGATGAAAGCATCTAAGAAACGATCCATGTTTTTTATAAATCTAAGTTGACCTCAATTAGAATTCTACTATGGCAAGCTTTTCAGATCCCACTTATAATCGCGCAAAAGACTCAGCTAGTTCAGGTGGATACGTAACAGATCTAACCCCTGAGCGGAGTTACGATGTTGACGTGCGGCGTCTTGATGAAGACGAACAATTAATTGCTGATCGCGCAGATACTCGCAACGAAGGAAAGCAGAATCGTGTTCGTAAGTTTTTCCAAGCAGCGAAGGCAGCTGGAAAATATCGTCAGAAGAATTCAATTGACGAGCCATTGATTCGTGGTAAGCCTACCAAGAATGAAGCTTACATCTCTGGTACGTTTACACCAAGCTTGGGTGATGAGATGGGGCCAGCGGGTGGCATGAAGTATGCTGAGAAACCTCAACCGTTCTCAGGCAGGTCTTACCAATGGCTTGATGCTTTCTTCTAGACTTTGCTAACCACAACTTCTAACGGTTGACCCTGGTATTTACCAGACCTAGTTTCGTACGTAGTGCTGCACGGCTCACCACGGAAAAAGATCAGTTGACAAATACCTTCATCTGCATAAATGCGATTAAAAAGCCCAGTGCAGTTACTAATTTCAAGTGTAAGATGACCCTCCCATGCAGCTTCAATAGGTGTCAAGTTTGCAAGGATACCTGAACGTGCATACGTGCTTTTACCAATGGCTAAAGCAGTAACGTCTTCTGGCATTTTTAAACACTCTTCTGCTACACCAAGACAATAGCTATATGGCGGCAGCAGAAAATACTGACCACGCTCATCGGTATGCAACTCAGCAGGTTTCAAGATATCGCGATTGAAATCTTTGGGATCACAATCACCTTCTAAGGGACGACCAAAAATCAAACACTGCTTAGGAGAAAAGCGAATATCATAGCCGTATGAGCTGAGACCATAGCTAATAACTTTTTTACCATCCTTAACGCGAACAAGTTTATCCTCAAAAGGAGTAATCATACCCTGCTCCAGGGCTAGCTCTTTGATTTCTTTGTCGCTCAGGATTGACATACTGAATCAGTCAGTTCAACCAATATAACGCAAATCCATTGCAAAAACATTAAGAAAATTTAAACAAGAACCTTGCCTTTTTCTGAGTAGATCTGGATAAACTCTTCTGTTTTTTCTTCGACATTTTCTCTTGGTTGCAGGTAAACTATCAAACTGCAAGCCGTATTCATTTTTTTGATTGAGTTATCAGCATAGTAATGCCTAATCAAAGAAGGTCTTGTTTTTAAAATGCAGACAGGATGATCAAACATATCCTGCCCGTACATAATCATGTCAGGAAAATTAGTGAAGAATATTGCCTGATCAATTTCGTTTGCTAACCATTTCTTTTTTAATGTGCGCCACCATAGCGCATGTCCAGATGTCAACGTAGGAGATAAACCCCTGGTAGCCTTCCATCTAGCATTTTTTTTATCCCAAAAATATGACTTACTGGGAGGAAATAAATAAACTCTGCCGTACCAGGGGGTTTCATTTAAACCATCTTCCTTCGGTGTGTAGAAGTTCTTGGCACCAACGTATTCATTAGCCGTAGCTGAACTTGCTGGATCTAAGTCAATCTCACCCAGGATTAAATGAGCTGAATCAACAAGATCACGATTAGTAATCCACTCAAAATCTTCAGTTCTTGTATTACCTCTACGAAGCCCCATCAGCTGTTTTGTTGTAATCAATTTCCATGTATCTTAACCCACTATCGTCATTGATAATGTACCCTGCTTTTTCATCAGGCTTGATCCTTTGAGCAGCACTGAGGATACGCCTAAAGGTTTCCGCGAGATCGCCCTTGTTTTCGGAATCAAGTTTATCCGCAGCAGAACTCAACTCCTCAAGAGTCATCCATACCACAGCACGTTCTTGGCCTGGCTGCATACACATGACCCCTGGTCCCTCAGCGTCCCAGAATCGTGTGTAATGTTGACCCATATCCGCAAGGATCAGCTTCATTACGGTATCAAGCATCTTTGCTTCCGTGGGGTCAGCCGGATTGCTGAGCGTTTGAAGCAAGAGTTTTTTGCGTCGATCAGTCATAAGGAATCAATTGTTGTCTTTTCAGTACTACAAGCATTTTAGGTAGCGGCTGGTAGATGACGACCAGCTTACCCAACAAACCACGTTTTTTCACAAGGTTTCCTTTATTATCACGTACTTTGTCAAATTCTCCTGATCTAATTAAGTATTCTGCAACACACCTGAGTCTCCTTTTAAGAGGTAAATCAGCTTTTGGAAAGCGATAGCAGATTGTTTCAGGTTGCATATCTAGAAATGCAAGACGCAATCTATTGGCAAGAGTCATTGATGTATTGGGATCTTCCATCTCGAAGTCCCTCAACATTCTTAAGTATCTTTTAAGGGTTGCCTCATCGAAAGATCCTTCTGGCGGCAAGAATGGCTTTATTTGTTTTGCCAAAGACTTAGGCAGCTGCACCAGGCAGTCTTTCAATGTGACATGATCAATGTCAAACAGATCAAAACGATGGGACATATCATTTGTTAACGTCAGAGGGTTTTGCTACATTTGGATTCGGTTGGTACTTGTATTCATTACTTGCGGTATAAAGATTTTTTGCAATAGGCGCATCAAAAGTTCTTAGATTTGCTTCAGGACCTTTATAAAAAGAAAGAATTAAATTGTTCCAGGGGATTCTAACCATCATTTTATTAGACCCCTTGGGAATTGTGATGTAGTGCACTCCCTGGACCCAACCTTTTTTAGGATCTTTTTTCCCTTGAAGAATCCAATTACGAATTGTTTGATCTGTTACGGAAAGACGTTTAGCACACTCATCAACTGAGATATATTCGTCTGCGTAAATTTCTGGTGACGCAACATCAGTTTCTTCGTTCTTGTAACGACTGTGCCACATAGCACCAAGCACTACACGAATACCTCTCAATTCATCGGCAATATTTTGCAACGCAGTTTTGATTCCTGTTTTACTCTGTGTTTCCATCCCTAAAATTTAATGCTAAAGTCTAGGAAAATGATTGCACACTTTCTATGGAAGATCAAGTTCCTTCCAGCAATATCCCTGGTCAGGCACCTGAGCAGCAGCCTGTTCAGCCCAGTATCACGGCTGAGCAGCTCCAGGAGATGAAGCGTATGGCACTGGAAAATGCCATCCGTCAGCAGCAAGCAATGCAGCAACAGCAAGCCCCTGCTTTTAGCCGGGAGCCTGAAGTGATTTACGTCCGCCGGAATCTTACTATTGCGGAACTGCTTCTTGTTATTGCTTTATCCTGCGGTATTGTTACAGGTATTCAAGCGGCTTGGAACTTTACTACAGACCTTTTGCCGCGTATTGAAATTCGAGAAAAATAATCCAGTCTATAATAGTTGGATAGGGCTTGGGTTATCTTTAGGTGGCAAATAGACCAATAAGTGAATTTCCTGAGATTGCAGGTGCAGAGATCGATGAAGCCGATCTAATCAACCTTGTTCATGTCTTTGAGGTTGACCCTGTTCTGCGTAATAAAAAAATTACGTTTTCAGGATTTAAAGATTATTTAAGTCAGTATTATTCTCCTATCTCAGGCGGCTCCACTGAAGGTAACCTTGTCATCTTGGGTGACCTTACAGTTAATGGCACAACAAGTTTAACAACTTTATCTTGCGCAAATCTTTCTACTTTTAGTGGAATCATTGTTCAAGCGAATGCCACAGTAAGTGGTACCGTTAGTGGACAAACAGTCACCGGTACAACAAGCAATTTTACTCAATCAGTAGCAGTATCAGGAAGATTCACAACAGAAATCTCTGGTGCAGTTGTAACAGGTAATACGGCAAAATTCAGCACCGTAACTGGTATTTCAGGTGTATTTACAAGCCAGCTTTCTGGTACAACAATAACTGGAAATACGGTACGAGCATCAACTGTTACAGGTATTTCTGGTATTTTTACAGATGAGTTGTCAGGCGCAACCGTAACAGGTAATACTGTAAAAGCCACAACACTTACAGGTATTACAGGTGTCTTTACCAGTGAGTTGTCAGGCGCCACTGTTACGGGTACTAATGCAAGCTTTACGACTGGCACATTTGAAACTTTAGTTGCAGGTGGTCATACCATACA